AAGAAATCTCAGCACAAGTCACTGAGAAGATCAAGGTGGCAAATCAAGCAAATAAAAATGAAATTACGGAAGAGTTTAAAGCTCAATACAATGGCATTGAAGTCAAGATGCAAGGGCTGAAAGCTACAACTGACCAATTAAAGACCAGTGATGCTGATATCCAAAAGCTGATCAATGATTTCAAAGCTCAGACACAGAGCCAATTTGTTGGAATTCAAGGCGCACAATCACGGTTTGAGCAAACCACAGAGAAAGCCATCTCTGACCTGACCAATGTCACAAATGGCAAGGCAGATCGCTCTTATGTCGAGCAGACAGTGAATGGAATTAAAGAGCAACTTACCTCTTCGACAATCGGTGGGCCTAACTTAATTCGTGATACTGCTTATAAAGAAGGTACGAAATATTTTGGTAGCAATGGGATTGCAAAAATAGGAAACCATCCATTCTATTTTAACGGCTCAAAACCAATACTTATTTTCTCTAATAATGACCAAACCGAAAAAGTAATAAGTTCTAACCGGTTCTTATTAGAAAAAAATACAGATTATACCCTTAATTTTAGGGGTTTTAATAATTCGGCTTTGACGTCCTATGATGTCTTTATCCTTGGCCGTCGTAACGGTGAAACCCAAGGCTTCACCATTGTCAAACAGTTGATTAATGGTAAAAAATTAAGCACTAGTGAACTAGAAAGTGTATCAGTCCAATTTAATTCCGGAGATATTGATAATGCCTATTTACGTTTTGATAATAACGGAACAAATGGCGGTCAATCTGATTTATATATTGCAGAAATTGACCTTTATAAAGGGACTCAAAAAAGGCCGTGGCAACCAGCACTTGAAGATCAAGAATATTTAGTAACACAGGCTCAAGCTACTTTTGAAAGAACTATCCAAGGTCTCTCGACCCAATTAACACAACTAGAGAGCAAAGCTGGTCCAAATGGCGAACTTGAACAGCGCATGCAGACCTACTCTGAGAAGGCTGCAGTTGATGCCCTGAAAGCAACAAGGCAGATTCTAGAGCAAGGCTACATAGCAAAAGCTAAATATGATGAAGATGTAGCTGGAATCAATCGAAGATTTGAAAGTGTTGCGACAGATACAACACCAGACAATCTTATCAGATTTGCGGACACATTAACTGAATACAGTGTGTCCAATAATAATAATAATAATAATAGGCTTTCAAGGCCGGAAGACGGAATCTTCAAAATGAAAATTGATGGGTCTCCGTCCGCAACATGGCTAGGACCTTGTTTCCCAATCTATATTGATCGCATTTTGCAAGGTGATGTATACTCTATCGCATTTGATTACATGATCAAATCTAGTGTAGAGGTAGACAAAGGCCTAGCATTTGCATTAAAAAACCATTCAAACAATACTGCCATATTTGCTCAAGGTTTTGCTGACAAAAATACACCGAAGGATAGGTGGATTCGAGCAGAATTCCATTTCACTGCCAATCGTGATTTTGAGTTTAACAAAACAGGGAATTTCCCATTCTACATCTATGCTATCAATAACGGAGAGTTTTGGGTACGGAATCCAATTTTAGTCCGTGGATCTAAGATCCCAGCATTTAGGCCCAGCCCACTGGATAAAACTGGCACTTCAGAGGCTAAAATTGAGTCTAAGATTGCTGAATACAGACAGACAGTGGATGGACAGTTTACAACAATCACAAACCAAATTGGTGATATGTTGAGAAAAACGGATATCCAAATCACACCAAGTCAAATTTCCTTCGGTGCTGGCAAGAGTATTAACGGGAGAACGATCAGCTCCTTAATGGTGCAAGAGCCAGAGTCCATTGCCTTGATAGCTCAATTGATCAAGGTGAAAGGTGACATGGTAGTTGATGGATCCATCTTGGGCCGTCACATTGCGAGCGAGAGCGTGGAAACTGGGCACATGAAGGCTGGATCAGTTACTACACCGGTTTTGGCTAGTAATGCAGTAACAGCAGACAAGCTACAAGTTGATTATGCTTTGATTCAGAAACTGCTTGCTAATCAAGCATTTATCAGAGAATTAATGGCCCAAAAAGCCTTTATTACGCAACTCGCTTCGATTGACATTTCTGCAGAACACGTCAAAGGCGGAAGACTAAGTGCGAACACCGGATCAACAGTTTTTGACTTGGATAACGGAACGCTGAATCTGTACTCAAATACAGGCACGATTCGAAGAATTGATGATACAAACTCTTCTCAATTTATAAAATTGACAAAAAGCGGATTTATCGCAGAGCAATTTCGTGATTCTAATGCAGCCTTGATGGTAATAGGGACGAATCATAATAAAGATCCAAAAGAGGTAGAACGACACGACAACGAAACATTCGCTGGCATTCGGCTCTGGTCAGGTAAAGGTAGCGGTAAAGAAGAAAGCCTTACAGAATTTGTGGGTGACCGTGTACTTATCTATAATAACGGTCGTTATCGTAGTCCTTGGAACTTCCACGGAAATACAAATGACGGGAATGCCTATTTGATACCGATGAACCAAAATAATGTTAAGCACTACATCGGCCGTGGGGACTTCTTTGTTGAAGGTATCTACTCACGACATTTTTATATGAGTGGTGGACGAGATATAGGTCAGTATCTCTGGGATCTTTTGACTTGCTTTGGTATCATGAAACGTTATGGACAGATTAGCGGAGCCGCTGGCAGTCACGTTCAAGGTGTGCTTGATAAATATGGATTTAGATAAGGGGTAATTAATGAACGAAAATAATTATGTAGCAATCATCACAGAGCTGGCAAATCAACTTGCCAGCAAGTCAATCAATGAGGCTGAATTTAAGGTTCGGCTCACTGAGTCACAGCAACTTGTAGCTCAACTCGCTCAGGAAGTTGAAAGCTATCGCTCTGTCCTAGAGTCTGACAAAGATTTGAAGGACCTGTTTGAAGAAATCAAAAACAAAAACGAGGTAACTAAATAATGGATTTCAAAGTACAATTTAAATCATACGATGCAGTAGCTAACACTACCAAAGTAGCAATCAAGCAAGACTTTCCGTACCGTGTTTTCGAGGAAATTTTGCCAACAAACCGCACGACTGAAGATGATGCGACACTGGTTGAAGCAGTATTAAACATCGTCCGCATGGAACTTGACACATCTGGTGCAGTCGTGGCAATTAAGAAAGAGTTAGACAAATCTGTCGAGGCCAACAATAACGCTATCGCTAAAATCCAAGAATTGACCAAGGAGAACGAAGCGATGACGCAACAAATCCAAAGCATCAAATCAGTGGCTGATTGGTCAGTCCTCGCTCGTGTCACAGATACAGAAAATCCAATCGATCCAACTCTGTATGCTCGTGGATTGGAATTAGTAGAGACTGGCCAAACTGGCAAAGAATACAAGGCACACGACATCTTTGTTGTCAACAATCCAAACTATACTGCTAAATATGGCGAAGGCACTCGTGTGTTGGTACAAGTGAACTCTGATTTCACTTACAATGGCGAAAGCGTAGAAGAACTCGAAGGTAAATTGTCGCAAGATGGTAAATTGGCAGTGTGGAAATGGGAGCTTCCGAAGGAAAACAAACCAGCACAACCAAGCGGAGATCTTGAAACCCAACCAGTGGCTACAGCTACACCACAACCAGTACTTTAATGAGAAAGGGGCGTGATCTATGATTCACTTCACACCAGAGGACATCAGCATGATCATTGGATTTGTTGGTGTTCTCCTTGGCATTTACGGAAATTTTAAAGGAAGTGTCGTGGCGCAGGAAAAACGCATGGTCGTGATCGAAAAAGACATTGAAAACATGCGTGACTTTCGTCTTACAGCAGTGAGACGACTTGATAACCATGATGAACAGAATAAGTCTCTATTGATCCTCGCAGAGCAGGTCAAAGCCTTGAGCGAGGATATGAAAGAGCTTAAAGCACTCATTCAAAACAAAAATAATTAATAAGAGGTAACACTATGAAAATCAACTGGAATGTACGTTTGAAAAACAAAAACTTTTGGCTTGCCCTTGTGCCAGCCTTGGCCTTGCTATTCCAAGCATTTGCTGATATTTTTGGTATCAAATTGGAATTTGGCCAAACGATTGATAAAGTCCTTGTATTTATCAATGTACTATTTGCCTTTCTTGTTCTTGTAGGGATTGTTAACGACCCTACAACATCAGGATTGAGTGATAGCACACGAGCGCTTGACTACGATGAGCCAAACGCTGATTAAGAAGCTAATTCTTAAAGTAACAATCTTTTTACTAGCCACTGCCTTTTTCTGGGTGGTGGCTTTTGACTTTAGAAAGGAGCAATAAATGGCTACTTTAAGTGATATTTTGGGATATGCAGAAGGGTTAGCAGATGCTGGCACTGGTGTATCTATGAGTCAATGGGGGATGCAATGTGCTGCACTACCAAATGCAATCTCTACTTACTTTTTCGGTAAGACACTCTGGGGTAATGCGATTGATCTGCTTAATTCTGCCCGTGATTTAGGCTATGAGGTGGAATATAATCAAGAGGGGAATCTCGATAGTAAGCCACGGGCTGGGGCAGTATTCGTTATGGATACAACATACATCTATGGCCACAGCTATGGGCATACTGGTATTGTGATTGAAGATTCAGATGGATATACCATGCGCACCATTGAGCAGAATATTGACGGTAATGAAGATGCTCTGTATGTTGGTGGCCCAGCACGATATAACACCCGTGACTTTAACGGTATCGTAGGTTGGTTTTACTTCCCAGTAGACGGACAACCAGCACAAGTATCATATATCGAACCGTCAGAGCCTCTTACAGTAGATTCTAGCGAATTTAACGATGAGACTGGTACATTCACAGTCGAAGTATCAGCACTCAATGTGCGGGCTTCTGCCGGGCTTTTAGGTGAGATTGTAGCAGTCTATACAGCAGGTCAAGAAATCAATTATGATGGCTGGCTAGACAATGATGGCTATATCTGGATCACGTATGTCGCAGGTTCTGGAAATCGCAGATATGTGGCAGTAGGTCAATCAGAGAATGGTAAACGCATCACAGACTTCGGCTCATTCGCTTAAAATAAGGAGGATTTAATGGCACTATTAAATTCTACAAATTTACAACAATTTGAAGGAGGAGCAGTCGTCAAGCAAGGTGACTCTGCCTCTCTATTTGGTTATGAGTTGTTGGATGAGAATATGCGCCCAATTAGTGATCTAAATGGCAAAAATGCCGCAATCAGGATCTTTAATCAAAAAGGAAAGGCTACATTTGAGAGTACAGTAGAGAAATCAAGAGTTACTTTTAAAATCGAAAAGGCATTGCCGATTGGATCATATCTCGTTGAAGTCGTTTGCGATGGCTATATTTTCCCAAGCGATCGAAGCACTAGGCTTGAAGTCACGAAATCTGCAGAAGAATTTACAACAGAGGAAATCTTAACACTTATGAAGAATGATGTTAAAGCAGAAATCGACAAGTATATTGCAGAGCATCCAAACGGATCACAAACGGAAGAGTTGCCAGACCTAACAGTACTATACAATCTTGCAAAAATTTAGAGAGGAAAAATTATGACTTTAAATACTGAAAAATTAACATCATTTGCTCAAGCTGTCGGTAGCGACATCAAGGAAATTAAAACCACACTTGCAAGCAAAGCTGACAAGTCAGAACTTGGACAAGCTGGAATCACACAACAACAACTAGACACGGCTATCGCTGGTGTCAAGACTGCCATTTTAGGCGATGGAGTACCAGAAGAATTAGATACTCTCAAAGAGATCGCTGACCGTATCGCAAATGGTGCAGGATCAGCAGACCAAGCTATTGTGTCTAAAATGACAGAGCTTGGCCAAAAATTCACCGACCTCGAAAATACTGACTTCGTACAAATCTATACAACGGCTAAAAATACCCTCTAAGGAGGTGCTGAATGGATAAATTAAAGAAAGCTATAGAATCCATTGGTCGTGATATTGGGACGCTTCAAGCTAATCAAGGCGGAGCGTTGCAAACTTCCAAAGCTTACGAGTTGTTTCCAACGTATGCCACGTTACAAGCGCAGATGACCATGAATATCAAGGAGAAGCACGTAGACCTCGGTCTGGACGCTCTCATCGATACAAAATTGCAAAACGGTGGCGATCCGTTTGTCACACGTTCTAAAATTCCAACGGTGGACACCAGCACTCTCGCAACCAAAAATGACTTGGAAGAGCTTAAACGTAAGGTTGGAACGGGTGGTAGCAGTGGAAGTACCGAACTAAAAGGCCAAGGCTTCCCGTACAATCTTAACGCTGATATCGGTACAATATATACTGATACCACGGCAAAGAATGGAGCGGTGAAGTGGATCAAGAAAACTGCTGGAACTGGCTCTAACGCTTGGTCTGTATTGTTTGGCGATGTCAAACACAAGCCAAGAATTTCATCGAGTCAAAACAACGCTTACGTAGAATTCAGACGTATAAACTCCACAGTAGAAATCGGCTTCGGTGGTCTATCATGGGGTTGGTTTGGAATCGTGAGACGAGGTGCGCCCAGCTACATTCCTCAAGGCTCTGACCGTGAGCGTAACGTGGTGATTTTAAATGTCGGCGGTATACCCGTCGGTTTTCGTGCGACTAGCTCAAAACTTGGTATTATGACCAATGACAAGGGCAAACGCCTTGGCACTTTCTATCTAGGCGGTCCGGGTGACGGCAACCAGCTACGCTTACAATTCGATGATCCAGTGCCAACAGATCGTGATATCGGAGATTTGCGGTTTACTGATATGTCCTATATCACAGACGACCCGTGGCCAGAGACTTTATAGAAACATATACATATAAGACACACACCCCCTCAATCGAGGGGGCTTTTTTGTGTTTATAACGGCAATTACAAAGATTGTCTATTATAACGGCAACCAACTGAATATGTTATTGACTACGTTTTTATTTATTTGAGTGATATTTGGCCATACCTAAAATACAGTAAAATCAACCAACCGAATCTAACGGATATCTAATGGTAATCGTATTAAAATTTTGGTATAAATAAAGTATTTTTGCATCAAAAAAGTGATGATTGTATAACCATCACTTTGCTTTTTTTAACTGATTAGCGTATTCTGTCATTTTAATTGCATGTTTTAAACGCATGTTCATAA